TCCTACAACCACAACAGTGACTCCTACAACCACAACAGTGACTCCTACAACCACAACAGTGACTCCTACAACCACAACAGTGACTCCTACAACCACAACAGTGGCTCCCTGATCAATTATTTTATAAACAATACTATATAAGTCATACCAACAAACATAAAGGAATAACAAACATGTCAGACTCAAATTTAGAACTCAGCCCATTACTCAAAAACCTAGCCTCGGAAGGCGGATTAGATACAGCTATATTAAACGGAAACAGTATTCAGAGAACTTTAAATATGGTTGATTATGATGGAAAAAAGATTGTTTCCAAAAAAGATGGAGATGTAATAACAGTTTCTGATGGAGGAGAATACTTAGCCCAAATTATTCCAAGTGAATTTGTTGAAGCAAGAGGAGATTGTTCTAACTCGGAAACCCTCTGTGATAGTGTTTGCGTTAATTTAACAAACGATGAAAGTAATTGCGGAAGTTGCGGAAATGCTTGTCCAGCAGGATATACCTGTGTAAGCGGGGTTTGCATGGCACCAACACCAACACCAACACCAACTCGCACAGTTACTCCAACTCCAACTCGCACAAGTACTCCAACTCCAACTCGTAGTACTCCAACACCAACTCCAACTCATGCGTAAATGGCTAGAAGTGTAATTTAACAAAGCAAATATGAGAGATTTTTTAGATTTTTTAAACGAAGAGCGTGCCAGATTTATATGGAAATTCCTAAAAGTGAAAAGCGGGATACGAGAGTCGAACTCGTTTTTCAAGCTTGGAAGGCTTGCACACGGCCGTTATGTCAATCCCGCACGAACTAAATTAGTAGATAATTAAATTTTTTCTATCTTTTTAACGTCTTTGTTTTTGCGTAAACTCTCAATAAAAGACTTAACATTCTTTAGTTTCTCTATCTTAACTTCATAGCCTCCAGCAGGGTTTTGTTTAACACTAACAACAGTTCCTCCACTAGCCGATACCATTTCTGAGATACTATCTGGGTTGTCTAAAACAACCATAACACTCTCTGAAGAACTATTATATGAAACGCCAACAATTAAAAATAAACAAAAGGCGAGTGCAAATAAGAGAGGATTAAACCAATTTATTGAAGACTTTGGTGAGTCCACTATTCTTCCCATGTCAACAACAAGATCTTCGTCTGTCCCTCCACTTTTTCTAAGAGAGTCCAGGTACCCAGGCAGATTCTCAAGATTCATTGGTTGTTTGCTCATAATATTATAATTTACACTGTGGATCTATCGCCGCCACTCTTCACCAACGCAGATGAAGAAGGCAATCTCGACACCATCCCCTATTTTTTTCTACGCCGGATGCCTTCAATAAACTTAAGATTGTTGAGATAATTTATAATAATTTGCTAATTCGCTCTCTAGGCCATTGATGTATTCAACTATTTTATTATAGTTTCCTTGTTTAACATCATCAACTACCCACTGTGGTGCAACATTGCTTCTTAAATCACCAACTATAGTACCAAGAGCAGAGTTCATTATTCTAAATTCAACGTTATTTGCAAAAGTAATCTTTCTATCAAAAGGCATTAAATCTTCTGCTACCATTTTAAAGTTTCTTTTTATATGATCTAAAAGAACATCTGGTTTAGCTTGATTTTGACTTGAACCTACAACTCTTTCCAGTTCTTTTAATCTTTGTCTGCTTTCGCCTATAGCCTTTACAAATGCATCTTTTAATCGGGGATCAGTATTGGCTCCACCTTGAGCTGGTTGTTTGGTGGCTACAAAACCTTGTTGTTGTGGATAGTTCTCGTTTAGCCATTCATTAAAACTCTTCATAATAACTCCTAAAATAAGATAATTTATATATGCTTGAAAACTATTTTTCTACCAATTTTGTCCGATGTACTTGATGGTTTCGATTCCGCTTTTTGATTTTTAATCAGCGGTAGGTTTCTCTGACCTAGATTTCTTATACTTTTCTTTTTGTTTAATTGATTCGCAATCTTTGCAATACTCTCTATATCCATCTCTTCTCGACTTATCTTTATTAAAAAGTTCAAAAAATTTAGTTTCGTTACACTTTTTACATTGCTTTTTGCCTTCCTTTGCATAAGGATTTTCTTTAATCAAATGTGGTTTGGGCTTACTTCCTGATATGTGCCCACCTTCCTTCTCACAGATATATCTTCTGTTTCTTTTGATATTACTATCATAGCTTTTCCTTAAAACAGAATGATTTTCTTTACAATATTCACAATAAACATTAACTTTATCTAAAGCTATTTTTTCGTGATAGTGTTTTTTGGCTTTTGTAAGATTTCTTTTTTTTCGTTCTTCAACAAAATCTATCTGCATTATATCCGTTAGAAAATTATCTGCCCAACTAGTCGCATAATGTTCTGTCGTAAAACCAAGTTCTTTTTCTGACCACAAATCAAACCCCCAGCCCTTTAATTTAGCATATTTTTTATTATCATCTATTTGTTGATTAAACTCAATAATTCTTCTTTCTGGTTTTATCTCCAATATACTTTTTGAACCATCGGACCAAGTTACTAGATAATCGATAAATCTTTCTCTTCCATCTATTTGAAATGCTATTTGGTTTACATATGATTCAACCATGGGATTATCATCAAGCAAGGTTGCCGCTCTAAGTTCATAGCTTGATTGATAGTATATTACTCTTGGGTTAGCTTTTTTTGTTTCATAATATCCTTGTCTTCTACTTTTTAATCCTATTTTTCTATCTAATCTTAGTTTGTAGATCCATCGCTTCTTACCAGCATCAAATACTTGTATTAAACCTTTTCTTAAAGCCCATTCTTTTTCCGTAATTTCATCTGGGCATCTGGAGCTTTTTTTGTTTTGGCTTTGTTTGCTAAAATGTATATTTGTATTATTTTTATCAATATAGATATAGTCTGGTGGCATTATACAATCTAATTTAAATCCCATTTTATCATAGACTGTTCCTGTGCTGTATCTATCATCACTAAAACTAACAATAGAATATACACCATTATCTAATGCCCATGCTTTTGCGACAGAGAATAGTTTACTTGCTCCGCCAACTACTCTTACATTGTCTTTAAAACACATCCTATCCAATACAGTTATTTTTGTATCACGACTATGTCTTCCAAGTGATAAAACACCAATCATTTCATTTTTAAAGAATATTCCAAAGGCTGCAATTGAAAGTTTGTTTGATCCTTGTATGTGATATTCATCGCAAAAATCTCTCATTTCATTTATTTTTATTTTATTTACTTTGCACTTTCTGGCAAATATTTTTTCTTTTGTTTGATAGTAAGAATTTATGTGAGATGTAATTTGTTTTTGTCTTTTGTTCCATTCATGTTTAAAGAATATAAAAGTATTTTGGTTTATTTTTCTTTCATTCTTTAATGTTTGAGAAACCCAATAAGGTGATTCCACGACCTCATCACCAGCAATTATAGTTTTAATATTCATGTTGTTATATATACTCCATTTAAGGGAATTTTAACATGAATGGAGTAATAAATCAACCCTAAATAATAAATAAAAAACCCTTGGTGTTTCCACCAAGGGTTTTAGTTTTTTGCTTAAACGCCTTATTTCTAAGGCTTTACGCTAGACGATAAAGTTGGCGATATTTAGGCGAGCATAGAACTTTGCTCCCTCTCTAAGCAACTTCTTCCCATATCGAGTTAACAGACCCTTACGTGGTGTGAAGGAATCTGGATCAAGGACTACTGGAGTCTGGGTGAGTGGCACGTATGGGCAGTAGAAGTATCCGCTGTCCATGTAGCTATCACCCTTATATCCCATTAGGATTTGACCTGTTGGGAACAGTGGGTCCTTATAGAGTCTCCAACGATTGTTCACAGTTCCGACATACTGGATGCCGAGTGAGCTAGTGAAAGTCTCTGAAGGAGCTGGAGCGAAACCGGCTGTAGCTGTTTCGAATACTGAAGCAACTTCTGGACTTGTTACTAACCAATTGGCACCACCACGTAGTGTCTTACGATGAATTACGTTGCTGACTTCAACAACCTTAACGTATAGACTCTCGTAGCGTTCTTTGACTGTATCACCGAGGGCGGTGCTATAGTCCCAAGCACTGACGGTACCGGCGTTATTGCGGAGGTCACCTAGAACTTCACGGTCGATTTCTAGATTGATTTCCTGAGCAAGAACGGCAGTTAGCTCAGCCTCGGCGTCGAGGTTGTGCTGTGAACGTAGATCTTGCTGAGCCTCATAACTCCAAACTGCCTTCAGTTTACGAGTCTTGGCTGCAATCTCTTCGCTCTCGATGGCTAGATTGATCTCGGGCATATCCTTGTTGCCTTCCATGTTGTATTCATATGATACAACTACGGTGTTGGCACCTGGATCATTATTCCAAGTCAAGCTAACGGCACCAGTTGAAGGATCAAGTGTACCACTTGTTACCTTGTTAGTTGGGTTGCCGACGTTGGCAACACTCATTGCGCCGCCAGCGGCAACAACGAAAGTA